CTCAAGGTAATTATGAAGGATGTTTAGCTTGTGAATAAAATTATACCTCACACTAACCCTGTGAGGTATAAAAAAATATAAATAGTCTGTAGGAGGAAATCTTATGGACTATTTAAAAATATATAACTTGTTGTGTGAGCGGGGAAAAAGTGGTAGAATAATAGATTCTTATGTTGAACGGCATCATATTATTCCAAAGTGTATGGGTGGAACAGATGATAAAGAAAACATTTGTGTTTTAACTTACAGAGAACACTATATAGCACACCTTCTGTTGACAAAAGTTTATCCAGAACACAGGGGAATAAATTATGCTTTATTGTGTATGATAAGAAAACAACCAACAGGAGAAAGAATCTATAATTCTAGAATTTTTCATACCATAAAAAGCAATTTTAGTAAATTTAAAAAATATTATTGCACGATAGAAAATCCGGGAAAAAGTGAAAATTCTAGAAATGCTGCTAGAAAAAGAATGATCGAGAGAAATCCTATTTCTTTAGATCCAAGTAAAAATAGAACTGCACAACCAATAAGAGTGTATTATTATGATGGTAACACAGAAGATTATGTTTATGCGAAAGAATTATCTTTGAAAAAAAATATTCCATATGGAACTATTAAACATATGCTAAAGAATGATGTCGGGTCTAAAAAACATAATATAGAAAGATTAGAAAGGCTAACAAAATGAGAAAAGTAATAAAATTTGGGGCAGAATGGTGTTCTAGTTGTAAAATCCTTTCAAAGACACTTGAAGACATCAAGACTGATGTTACCTTTGAAGAAATTAATATTGATGAAAAACCAGAAATTACTCGTCAATATGATGTTCGTGGTGTTCCTACAATGATTATGATTGAGGATGAAGTTGTACTAAAACGAATGTCCGGATCAAGAACAAAACAAGAATTGGAGAAATGGTTAAATTCTTGACATTGGTTACTTTCTGAGGTATTGTGTTTTATAAATATAGTAAAAGGAGAAAACAATGAATCCATACTACTATATTATAAAACACAATCCATCTGGTAAGAAATATATTGGTTCACAATATGGCAAAAATAGCGATCCAAAAAATTTACTAAACACATACTACACATCTTCAAAATATGTTAAAGAATTGATACAAAAAGATGGGGTAGAATCTTTTGTCATCGAATATGTTGAGTGTAGGAGTGATGCTAGAGAATATGAACAAAAACAACTATCTTTGCTATATGAGCAACTTGGGCGAGAATTATTTGTAGAAAAATATTTAAACAGAAATTTATCTCCCGGTATATTATTAACAGATGATATAATAGAAAAAGCAAATCAAAAAAGAAAGATTAGTAATTCTATTGCTGCAAAAAAACTATTCGAAGAAGGTAAACATAATTTTCAAATAAAAAATGCTTCAACATTAGATCATAATAGAAAAAAAATTTCCGAAAGAATGAAAGGGAATTCGTATGGAGCAATGAGAAAAATGACAGATGACCTGAAACAAAAATTTGCAGAAAAATCTAAAGGAAATACTAATGTTAGAGGAAAAAAATGGTGACAAATTTAAAAACAGGAAAATGTTGTCGGGCTGAAGTGTGTCCCGGTGATGATTGGATTAACAAATATAAGGTGACAAATGAACAAAAATAAAATTAGTTTAACAAGCGAGAGATTAGCATTTAAGCCATTTAACTATCCTTGGGCATATAATCAATGGCTTATTCATGAACAAAGTCATTGGTTGTTCGGAGAGGTTCCTATGAATGAAGATGTTAAAGACTGGCAAAAGAAACTAACAAAAGAAGAAAAGCAATTTTTGACTCATATCTTCCGTTTCTTTACTCAGGGTGATATCGACGTTGCAGGTGGTTATGTTAAGAACTATTTACCATACTTCCCACAACCCGAAGTTCGTATGATGCTTCTTGGATTTGCTGCCCGTGAAGCACTTCATATTGCTGCATATTCACACTTGATTGAAACTCTGGGTCTTCCTGATACCATGTACAATCAGTTTCTTGAATATGAAGCAATGAAGCAGAAGCATGATTATGTTATGGATATTTCTGCACAGAATAGTACCAAAGAAAATACCGCAAAACATATTGCAGTATTCTCTGCATTTACTGAAGGTATGCAATTGTTCAGTTCATTCATCATGCTTTTGAACTTTCCTCGTCATGGAAAAATGAAAGGTATGGGACAGATCATTACTTGGTCGATTGTTGATGAAACAATTCATGCCGAGTCAATGATGAAACTGTTCAAAACCTATATCAAAGAAAATGCAGAAATCTGGAATGACACGTTAAAAAGTGAAATATATACTATTGCAGAAAGGATGGTTGAACTAGAAGACAAGTTTATCGATCTTTCTTTTGAAATGGGACCAATGGAAGGTCTTACAAAAGAAGATGTAAAGCAATATATTAGATATATTGCAGATCGTCGTTTAATCGGCCTTGGAATGAAGGGTATTTTTAAAGTTAAAAAGAATCCTTTACCTTGGGTTGAAACGATGGTTAATAGTCCTGTTCATACCAACTTTTTCGAAAACCGTTCAACAGACTATGCCCGTGGCGCACTATCCGGTTCTTGGGAGGATGTCTGGGCAAAATAAGGAGAAATAAATGTTAGAAACATTATTCTGGATTTTAGTTGGTGCTTTTGTGGGATGGCATTTTCCTGAACCATTTTGGGCAAAAGCAATCAAACAAAAAATTCTGAACTCCTTCAAATGACTCCGCAGGAAATTGTAGAAATTGCAATGGAGATAGAATCAGAAGACCCCATCGATTGGGGTCTTTTGTCTATTGATGAGAAAGAAGCATATAAATTAATTGCTCTTTCGGTGATTGAAATGTATAAAGAGTGGGAGACTATTGAAGGAAAAGATTTAATTATTGCATCAACCATAACAAAACTTATGGTTGAAAATTTTGTTCTGAATTTAAAATTACAACAAAGGAGACTAAATGAGTAAATTACACCACACATGCAACAATTGTGATTCTGAATTTACTATCAGGTATGATCAAGAAAATTGTGAGTCTGATCCTGTCTATTGTCCGTTCTGTGCAGAATATATACTGATAGAACCTGATAATGACAATGAAGATGACGAATGACTTGGACATATAAAGAACAAACGATTGAAAAATTACCAGAAAATATTGTTGGTTTTGTTTACATTATAACAAATTTAATAAACAACCGAAAATATATCGGTAAAAAACTTTCCCATTTTTCTAAAACAAAGCAAAAAACAATCACAACTAAAGCTGGGATTAAAAAGAAGAAAAAAATTCGTTATAAAGAAGAATCTGATTGGAAAACCTATTGGTCATCATCAGAAGAACTCAAGAAAGATGTAGAATCTCTCGGTGAATCTAATTTTCACCGAGAGATTCTACATTTTTGCACTTCGAAAGGAATGCTTTCTTATATGGAATTGAAGGAACAAATTCAAAGACAAGTATTAGAAACAGAAGAATGGTATAATGGTATAATACAAGTACGCATACATAAAAAACATCTAAAATAAATTAAATAAATGAATAACCATTTAATTTATTTTCACACCAAGAATTTATTTTATAGAAAGATATATTTAACGTGTTTTCAGCATGTCTTATAGATAAAAAAATACCAAACGGTGTCATTATTTTTTTAGATTTTTTTGAAAGCCCTCGTACACCTTTTAATTTGGTATTACTAATGCCTGTTTTGGAATCTGATATTTTTTTACGATACTCCTCTGTTTTCATATAAGACTTATCGTATTTTTTTATTTTTTGAATTGTTTTTTCTGATAATTTTCTTCCACTCATTATTTTTGAATGATTTTCTTTCCATTCTTTTGATCTTGGGGCACTATTCCCATCCCCACCATCTGTTAAATTTTTCAATATGCCTGTATTATTATCTTTTCGCCCATACCATCGAATATATCTTCTCTCCAATGCTAAAGCACCAACTTCAGTTAAATTTGTTTCAAGAAAAACTATTCGGTTTATATCCTTTGGTACAGAAACTGAATGTTTTTGTTTAAATCTGTTGCCCTTCCCCTTTCCAATATAATAAGGGGAATTATCATGTCTTAAGTATGCATAAACGTAATATATATTCATGCTGGCATCTCCTTGCGATGTTAGAGTGGTTGCAGACTGCAATCTGGCGAACCACACCTATTTATAATTGTAAAATGCACAAAAAACACGTTATAGGGAAAATACCACATGGCACGGAAAAGCACAGCAAATACAGAAATTGAAGTAGAACGTACACATAAAAATAATCAGCATTCTAATAGTTTGAAAATTAAAATTGACGATCTCAGAACTTTTGATCCTTTGACAGATAATCAAAAGAAATTCTTTGATGCATACAAGAGAGGTGATTATTTTGTGGCATTACATGGTGTTGCTGGAACAGGAAAAACATTTTGTGCTTTATATAAGGCACTTGAAGAAGTTTTAGATAAATCCAATCCATTTCATAAAATTATCGTTGTTCGTTCTGCGGTTCAGTCAAGAGAGATTGGACATTTGCCGGGAGACATTGATGAAAAAATGGATATCTATCAACAACCCTATAGACAAATTTGTGAAACTCTTTTCGGTAGAAAAGATGCGTGGTCTAGATTAGAAGAGCAGGGGCATGTGGAATTCATTTCTACATCTTTTATTCGTGGTATGTCATTTGATGATGCAATCATTATTGTTGATGAAATGCAAAACCTAACATTCGAAGAAATTGATACTGTAATGACTCGTGTTGGTTATAGATCAAAAATTATTTGGTGTGGTGATTATCGTCAAACTGATCTTAACAAACGTAAGAGTGATGTCACAGGAATTTTAAAGTTTTTCGATATTGCTCAACACATGAACGCTTTTACCCGAATTGAATTTACTGTTGATGATATTGTTCGTAGTAGCTTGGTTCGTGATTATATTGTGGCTAAGATGCAATATGAGGATATCAACGAAAAATAAGTTGACATGAAGTTCGTTTGATGATACAATTTCGTTATGAGTTCAGCTAAACAAAACATCACTGCTATCATCTATGATCGGAAGGGTCGAGTTCTTAGCATCGGAAAAAATTCTTATGTTAAGACTCACCCATTGCAAGCAAAATATGCAAAGGAGGTTGGGCAACCTTATAAGGTACATCTTCATGCAGAAATTGCTGCAATCGTTAAATGTAAAAATTTAAGGAAAGCCTATAAGATATCCGTATTTCGTTATAACAATCAAGGCAAGCCTATGATGGCAAAACCTTGTCCGATTTGTATGTCCGCTATTAAAGCGGCTCATATTTCTGTAATTGAATGGACCACAGACTGGAGAAATGTATGTCGTTTGTAAAAGTTTACGTTGATATCTCTGATATTTCGACAGAAGACCTTCTATTTGAAATGGAAGACCGTGGATACAATTGCGTCCATGTTGGGGATGATCAATACAAATATGAAGATTTCCTTGAAGATCTTGAAAATGTATATAACCTAGCTAGTGGTGGCTTTGAATATAAGGATGTACTAAATAGGATGTTTCAAGACTATCTGGGGAAAACCGTATGAGTGAAAATGATCTACACAATCTCACATTTCTAATGACTGTTGATGATGAAGGATTCAATAAATGGTTCGAACAAGCAGACGATGATGATATTCAATATGCATTTGAATTGATTCAAATGTATCGTTCAGAGATCCAAGAATTGGAACTTGAGAAAAAGCTGGAAAATTCTGACTTTTCAGAAGCAAAAAACATTTTGGAGAAATTTAAAGTATGAACATCAAAGACTTTACTGCAATCGTTGAAAAAATTGTTCGAACTCAAATGCCATATGGTTATGACAATACGGATTCTCTACTGATTGGTATCAATATCGATGGCAACATTCGAGATATCGAAAGTATCAGTGTTGTTTCGGGTGGTATTGTGATCAATCCGAAACCTGCCGAACAAGCTAAACAACAGATCCCCAAACTTCTTCAGACACAAAAGAAATCTAAGAAAGAAGAAACAACTCAAGAAGGAGAGCAAGAATGAAAGTAATTATTGCTGGTTCTCGTGATATTGCAGATTATTCTGTTGTTGAACACGCTGTAATTAAATCCGGTTTTAAGGAAATTACAGAAGTTGTTTCGGGTTGTGCCCGAGGAGTTGACTTTCTTGGTAGATCGGAAGAGCACACG